AAGCCTCTAAACTTAAGATTAAGAAAGATATTAGTTTTATGAAAATGGGAGCAAAAAATCCACACTGGAAAGGCGGGAAGAAAATGATAATGGGATATGTTGCTGTAAGAAAAAACATGAAATATATCCTGGAACATCGCCTGGTGTATAACAAAACTTTTGGCACAAGGCTGTCTTCAGGGGTAATTATTCATCATAAAGACGGTAACCCGCTAAACAACAATCCATCCAATTTAGTAGCCATGTCTTTGGAAGAACATAGTAGATTACACAATAAAAATAGAAAAAGGAGGGACAATGGTCAATTCATGTAGAAAGGGGAAACGAGGGGAAAGAGAGGTCGTTCGTCTCTTACGAAAAATATTTCCAAATATAAAAAGAAATATTGTTCAGGCAAGAGAGGGGGGCGTTGATTTAATAAATTGCTCACCGCTAAATATTGAAATTAAGACAGGAAAACAAGCTAATATTAAAAAGATTAGGAAGTGGTTAAATCAAGTTAAAGAAGAGGGACGGCCGGAAAACTTTGATTTAATCATTGCCAACCCAGACCGTGAAGATTGGTGGATAGTAATGCCGTTTGATGATTTAATAGAATTATTAGAGTTAATGAAAAAGGAAGGAGTTATATAATGAGCGCTAATAATGTAATTTATATTAACCATAAAACACTTGAGGTATTTTATCAAGCCTGTATTGATAATGGCTTAAATAATGCTGAAAAAATAGGCAAAGGTAAAACGCTAGATGATGCTTATAAAATTGCTGAAAAATGGCTAGATAAACAAAATTATTTTTTAGAATATGGTATCCAAATTATATGATGAAAAAAAAGACAATTGAGGAGAAAATAAAAGAAATAGTTGCTTATCATAGTGATGATGGAACAAGCGGCTGGTTGCTTGATGATAAACAAATTAAAAAACTAGTTAACTTATTCTCTAGCACTCTCCGTGAGGTGGTTGGAGAGGATGAAGAATGCGATCATTTTTTTCAAGATATTAAAAAAGATAATTTGTTATTAAGAGAGGATGGTGCTAGAAAATATGGCCGGAATATGCTTAGACAAGAACAACGTCAGCGAGCTAAAAAGTTAGGGATTAAAATTTAACGATTATTAGTTAAAGAAGAAAAATGACTAAAGAGAGAAAGCCTAAACTGCGTCGAGTCGGTTTAGAGCTAAATGATACTCAGCTCTCTTGCGTGCCAATTCCTGCCACTAGAGCGGAAAAGAAGCGCAAAAAGCCCAAAAGAAGACTCGGGTCTTTTTGGACAGATAAATATTAAATTATTTGTCTTCGTTTTTCCTACAAGCAAGGTGGCCTGACCACCAAGCAGTTCTTAACGCCGCTGAAGCAATCTCAAACCTTACTCTAGGCGAATAACTGCCAAAGTCTTCTGAGCTTAAAATTCTTACCCAGTTTCTAATGCTTTTAATACATTGGTCTTCTTCAGGTTTTCTTTCTATCATTGCGTAGAGCGGCTAATAAATAATGGGCTTCGTGAGCCAATAATCCTGTTTCAAAATCCAAATGCGTGTCAAGAATTCTTTTTCTTGGGTAGATAGTAACAGACTCGCCTGATGGTTCGCCAGATACTCCCCTTCTTTGCTGTATCCAAGCGTCAGGAACTTTGCCAATCCCCTTATAAGTGCCGGAACGGATATAAGCAACGATTTTCCTTTCTTTGCCTTCATAGGACATATGGGTTGCTCCCCAATGCTTGTGAGCTCCGATAATAATATCTGCCTGCATATTTTCATTTAAACGGTTCATTTGCTTAAGAGCGTGAACTTCATTAAAGTTAGACTCAAACGGACCTACCTGATGATAAAGCACCATCCGGTATTTTTGTTTGGTCCGCCTGCCGTCGGTAAACCTTAAATCAAGATGGCCGCCATTTTCCAAAATAGGAAATTGCCGTCCCTCATAACCAAATATCAGTTTGTTAATATCTTGTCCAGCCACTTGATAGGTCCAACCTTCATGGCAAGGCGACTCAACTGCTCCCAAAATCTTGCCTGCCTCATCCAGCTCTTGAATGATTTTTCGCATTGCTATTACCTGCTGATTAGGCGGAATGGCATTAGCCAACATCCCGTCAGGGTATTTTGCCGGAATAGCATTATCAATTAAGTTGCTCATCAGCACAATATAAGCGTTAGGAGTGGCTATAATCTCTTCCATATCTTGGTGGAATTTGTCTGTGTCAGTATAAATCGAACCATAGTGGACATCACCAATAGCAAAGATGGTAATCGGCAGTTCAGTGCCAAATTTAATTTCAGCCCGTGGCTGGGTAACTTTTGCCTCAAGATAACCCCGCGTTGCCTCAGTAATATTTTTTCTAACTCCTCTAATCGACAATTCGCTTGATTTAATCCCGACAAACTCCGGCGTAAAATGCTCCCATTTTGACTTTTCTCTTAACAAAGAAGCCCGCTCAAGAGTCTCATCCGGAAGGTCAATGGCTTCTTCTGGGATATACATTTGCTTTTCAGCCCTAATTTCTTTTATCCCCATTTTCTATCCTTTCTATTAACTTATGTAATCGTTGGTGTTCTTTTCTGAGCAACGGGCAAAGGTTTGAAAGCTGGTCAACATCAAAACCGTAAAGGGGAGAGTTTCTGTTGGCGGCGTCTGAGCGGAAAACTATGTGGTGGATATCGTAGGAGTGATTTTTCGGACTAATACCGTATATTTTTAAAACACGGCGTTTGTTTTTCAGATAACGCCGCCTTTCTTTACTCATATCGGCCGACTCCTTTCTCTAAGGAAAATTTTAACTTTGTGTTTTTCGCTTGAGAAACTAAGCGAATGGCTAATAGCTGTATCATAAGCAACTTTTCTGGTAATAAAATCTTCTTTGTCAGCAACATAAAGGCTTTTATTGCATCTTAAACAAAAAACCTCAACCTGATGTTCTTTTCCCATAGCTTTGACTTTTTTTCAAAATATGTATAAAATACGCATTGAGGCCAAGTAAAAGCAAATCCCAAAAAAATACCTGCTTTATGCAAGTCAATGGCTTTTATTTGGCCTCCGTATTTTTAAAGTTTTACAATTCCAAAACTTTGTCCCTTGCCGCTTCTGCCGGCTTCTTGTTTACCGGTTATATGTAAGTATCGGTCAAACGCTCTTAATAAAACTGTTCCGGCAATTGCCCACCAGGCGTTAATATCAGCCAGCATAGTAATTCCAAAAGGAATGACTGCCAGCAATAATAACCTGATTGGCTCTTTGACGGCTTCTAATAGCGCTTTTCTTTGAGCTTCTGTCAGCCTCATATTTACCTCCCTGCTACCCAAAAAATAATTTTGTCTAATTTCTCATTTAGCTTTTCAATATGATAGTCTAATTTTTGCCCAACTTCAATAATACTGTCCCTGTTTTTGTCCGACTGCTGTTCAATTGCTTCAACCCTTTGGGCTAATTCCCCAATACTTTTAAAAACCGGTTGCAACTTATAATAAAAGACAGCGTTAATAATAAGAACACCAAAAGAGATAATAGTAATGATAGCTGGCTTGACTTCATTGATAAATCGCGCCACATCCCTGATGCTAGGAAGCGTTTTATGATGGTTAGTGTTTTTACTATTCTTAGCCATATTGTTTTTTTTTGTTAAATATCCTTCTAAATAATTCAGCCAGCAATTCGTGCGGCTTGGCTTTATCTAAGTTTTTCTCCTGAGAATTCTCATACCACCTTTTATAGTCCTGCTTTTCTTTTTCTAAAGTTTTTAATTTTTCCTCTAATTTTGCAATTTTATTATTAGCAGTTGAAAGTTTGTCTGCTAAAGCCCCTGCCTCTTTTTTAATTTCCTCATTTTCAGCCAAAAGTTCTTTGCTCTGTTTAGCCAAATCTTTCCGCACCACTTCAGAAGAATGATACTTCTTCTGTAAATTTTCTAATTCTTTTATTTTTAACTTTAATTCTTTGTCTTTTTTCTCAAGCTGTTTTAAGAGATCGGCGTGCTGGCGTAAACATTCGCTTAAGGCGTTGTTAGGCTTATTCTCCGGCTTGTTTTCCTCTTTTTTTGGGGTAAGTATCCTTAGTGATAAAACCTTGTCGTATTTGGCTTTTAAAAAGTATTCTTCGCCGGTCCAGGGATCAACAATTAAAATATCAGAGGTTTTGTCATCAAAGCCGTGGGCTACGGCAAAATGCATTTGAATTCCCCTTACTTCACGGTTGAAATCAACTTTAAAAATCGTCGGGTGTCCCTGCCTTATTCTTTGCCTAATAATGCTTCGCAGTTCTTTATCTTCTCCGTCTTTCCATTCAAAATCCATATCAAAATGCTTTTTAACCCCACCCCAGTTGATATAAGCGCCATTAAAGCCGCCAACCCGTTTAAGGAGTTCGTTCAAGGATGAGGGGTTAAAGTCGATTTTGTAATTAGACAAGAAGATGCAAAGTGAAGTCAAAAGACAGCCATACTCCCCAATAGTATTATTGGAATTACCAAGATGAACGCTTTTCCAACTAAACGCTCTTTGACTATATTTTTTAACTTTTAATTTCATAATTCTCCTCTCTTTCTCATTTCGGACAGCTGTTTGTAAACAGTATCCGTAATTATTTTAGCATTTATCCATTTTTTAACCAATGCGTTTTTTTCCTCTCTTGTCTTAAGTTTTTTTAATTCAGCAGCAATTGCTTTTGCTCGAGTGCCGTCATAAACCGGCAAAGATTTTATAGTTGATTCTTTTCTTGATAAGCCAGCTTTTTTTTCTTTAACTATCTTTTCTAATTCGCGGTAAAGAAGTGGATCAGTGCTTTTAATTTCCCCAGCTCTCTTGTTTGCTTCAACAGGATCAATTTTAGATAATTGGTTATAAAGCCTGCTGGCTTGTTGTTTTCTTTTTGCCTGTTCTTTTTGAGATTGTCTTTTAATTTTATAAACCTCATTTAAATCAATATCCTGAAATCTAAGAGGGGCCTCTGCCATCTTTGCTAAAGTTTCTTCTGGCGAGTCTTGGCCGGTTATTAAACCAGAAACTGCTTGAAGTTGCGGCGGCACTCCAACAAGCCTACCAGCCTGTTGAGCTAAATTAACCGCTTGTTGACTAACAGTCATTGGCCGGCCATAAACATCCTGACCTAAAATTGGTTTACCACGATAATCAACATTAGCTAGCAAACCAACAACAACACCCAAAGGAATTGATAATCTGTTTCTTATTATTCTGGGGATAGCAGAAAAATCGCCTTTAACTAAAGCAGAGACAATCTCATAAGGTAATCTGACAAAATCTGCTGCTGTCCCAAATGGTCTAACAAATATTGTTTGTCCTTTAGAGTCTTTTCCAACTGCTACCTCAAATTCCCTTCCAGCTGGATTTTGGTGCAACCATCTGCCAGTAAAAATTTTATTGGCAAATGTTGCCCCAAGATACATCATTGCTAGGTTTCTTAAAATTGTTCTGTATGCTTTATATTCTGGCGTTTTTGGGTTGGCAATTGATCTTAATATCCCGCCAGCTGTCCTAACTTGTGTTTCTGCCCAATCAGGAGCCAAAAGTCCAGCCCTTAATAATGATTGAAGATTTTTATCTCGGCCTAAGGCATCAATGTTAATACCGCCATAAATAGAGTTAGTTATTTTTGCCGCCATTTTTCCTGCCTCTTTTTTATTTACTCCGCTTGAAACCAAATCATCAAATACTTCTTTAAAATGCTTTAGCTTTAGGGCGGGTATCATTTGTTGAAATAAGGGTTTTTCCATCCAATCTTTTCTTAGTTCTCCAGCCTTACCCAAAAGCTTTTTTAATTGTCCTCTCTCCATTTCAACAATACTGTGTCCTTCAGTTGAAATAGTTAAACCGTTTTTAACTGCAAATTCAGCTAAGGGAAGATTTTTTATTAAGTCCTTTTCGGCAATATCTGGTTTAATCATATATTTAACTCCGGTTAAAAAGCCTTCAACTGGATTTTTTGAGGCCATAACATTTCTGGCTAGAATATTAAAGCCGTGAAAGTTAATTGCTGTTTTAGGCACACCAGCAGAAAGGGCAATGTTTTTAACTCTTGAAGCATAATTTGCCAACTGTTCAATTGGCCCGTCTGGGTTTTTCAAATAATTGTTAATTAAATCAGCCAATGGTTTTGGCGCAGAAAATGTGCCGACATAAGTTTCTTTGCCGATTTTAACTTTTCTTGTTGGAAATCTATCAGGATCAAGCGTAACCCAACCTAGCCCCTTTGTTTGCGGTGATGGTTGGATCAATTTTTCTTTAATTAAATAATTAAAGAATTCCCGATCAGCTAGCGTTTTGTTAACTCTTCCCTGATACCAGCCGGCCAATTCTGAAATTGTAGTAAAGCGTGGTGTTAATCCTTTTTCAATTCCCTCTTTGTAGCTGTCAATTACTTTTTCAAAAGTAAATCCTGGCTTCATTGTAAATGTCCGGCCCAATACTTCGGCTACCTTTTCTTCTGGTTCTTGCCATAATTGCGGGATATAGTTTTTCTGATAATTGATTTGCTTATCTATTTTCTTTATCTTTTCATAAGCGTTATCAAAAAACCTTCTTAGCTCTTTATATTTGCCCTTATTTTTACCGGCCTGAACCGCAAATATACCGTCAATTCCGCCTTCATCAAGATAAGCAAATTCTTTTCTTTTAGCAAAATCTGCTATTTTGGCCGCGTTTCTTTTATTTACCCAGTTCTCAAATTGAGCCTTAATATCTGGGAGAATTGTCGCTCTTGGTCCACGGCCTTGGCCGCCATAACTGGCTGTTTCTGCATACCTTCTTGCTGATTCAGTTGTATCAATTTCGGGCAATTTGCCGCCCTTTAATCTTTTTGCTCTTTCTAATTGTGAAATAAAATCGTCGGCTTTGGTAATTTTTGGAGCTTTTATTTTAGTGGGCTTTGCTTCTAATTTTCTTATGCCAAAACCAACAAAAGGCTCTGGGCTTCTTGCTTTAGCAAATCTATCATTAGCAAATTTAGCAATTACATTAAGCCATTCTCCTGGCTTTAGAATTGACAGTCGTTTCATTTCCCTAGTGTTGGCTATATCTTTTAGCGGCCCCTCTGCTAATTCTTGAGCCCATTCAAACATTTTAATTTGGGCTCTAGGGCTCATTTTGTCATAAGTTCCTTTAGCAGACATTACCATACTTAAAGAATTTGCAATATCTTCAAGATGGCCAAACCTTTTTAAAAAGTTCTTAGCGTCAACGCTACTTTTTATGCCACCAGCAAGCAGTGCGCCAACCCCTAGCGTTTTACCAATGGCGCTGCCTACTCCTGCCCCAATTAAACCAGTCGCTGTTTCCTCAGCAGTTGTTTTAAAATATGGTTTCTTTTGTAATATAGCCTCAGCTGGGCCATAAACTAAAGCAGAAGAGGCTAATTCCCCGATGGCAGCCCTTCCTAATCCTCTTGCCACTCTAGAAGCAAGTCTTGTTCCTTGCGGTAAATATTTTCCCAAAGAAGTCGCCGCTGGAGCTTCAAGCCATTTTCCAAATTGGGCATAAAAAGGAGCATTAAAAACAATATCCATTGGCAATGTTTCTCTTAATGGGCGCGATTCTCTAATTTTTCTAATTGCTTGCAAGTTAGTTCTCATTCTTTCCCTTGTCTTTGAAGGAAGAAAAGGCGTCATTGCTGCCATTCCTAAGGTGGCTGGAACACTTTTAATTGCTCCATAAAGGAGTTGTTCATAACGAGGATGTTTGCCCAAAAATTGTTGCAAATTTTGAGTTCTTTCTTCTGCTGTTGGAAAACGAAGGTATTTCGCCGTTTCAAAGGCTCTCCGAACAGGAGCAACCTTAGAAGAAATAAATTTGCCAATACTAGACAATCTTCGTGAGGCAGCCTCTTCTTTTTTAAGCTGCCTCCGCTGAAGATCATCAAACAAACTTCTGGCTGCGGACAAAGCGCTCTTAAATATTGCCATTTTTATTTAATTTAAAAAAGCTCAGGAAGCCCCTCTTCTTGTTCCTTTTCTTTGTCTCTTTCAGTAAACTGAACGCCCTTTAGGGCCTCTGCTCCAATTGGACCGCCCAGTTCAGCTAAACTAGCAAAACTTTCTGGACTAATACCCAAACCAAATCTTTGTGCTGCTAATCCAAGTTCTGGCAATGTTAAGCCCTGATTTGCAACTGTGTATTTTTCTCTGGCTCTTTCCTTTAACATTTGCATTTCATTAGCAAACGCTTGAGCATCTCTAAACAATTGCTGCTTAAAGGCTGTATTTCTTGCCTGAATGTCATTAACTTCTTGCCGATATCTTTGCAATACGTCTTGCCTTTGGGCTGCTTTTTGGCTTTCCAGCTCACCCTTTTTCAGGTTAATCTCTGCTAGTCTTTCGTTAAGGCTTTGTCTTGCCCTGGCGATTAACTCTTGGGTTCTGGAGTCAATATCAGCGATTTTGCTAGTTACTTCAGTTTTTAAATTATTGATCGCTAAATCAACTTTTCCTAAAGTGTTTTGCAAAGCCGCTGTGTTTTTAGCAATGTTCTGTTGCAATGAGGTTCTATATTTACCAATATTTCTCATTGCCTCAGCGCCTAAAACTTCAGAAGCAAATCTGCCAGTTCCGGTTGTTCCGCCATATCTGGCCTGAATTGCTTGCTGAATTTGGGCCTGTTGCCTTCTGGCTTCAGCAATTGCTGACTCAGTTGCGGTTTTTGACTCCCCAATAACCTGTTGGGTTTGTCTTTGAGCTTCTGCTTTTTGCTGTTCAAGTTCACCAAGTCTTGAGCTAAGCTCGGTTTGCAAACCTGTTTTTGTTCTTGCGGCCTCGCCCCGAATTTCTTGCTCAGTAACCGGTAAGCTCTCTCTTATTGTTTGCTCTAATTGGTTATAGGCTTCAAATGCAGGCGCATATAAAGCGTCCCAGTCGATTTGTGGCGCTTCCGGCACTTGCTCTAGCAAACCATATTCTTGAGCCAAGGCTTCATATCCTTGTCCTTGAATTGCTGCTTGTGCAGATTCTTGAGTATGGCCAGATTGAACCATTTTATCGATTAAAGCATTCGTGTCTCCACCACCACCTAGGTTTTTTCCACCGCTTAATGCCCAACTTAAGGTAGAATCTCCCGCCGTTGTGCCTGGAGCAAAAGATTGGCCACCGCCAATAGTTGCCTGTGGTTCTGCCGCATATGCCGGCTTTACCAAAGAAAATGGTGTTGGTGTTGGCACAGGCATTGCTGCCGGCCTTGCCGGATATGGTGTCGGTGTTGCTTTGGGTTTGAAAGGATCATCCCAAACAGACTGTCCGCCGTATTGACTTCCACCTAAATAACTTACTGCCATATTTCACCTCCTTTAAATTATGTTTTTAATAAACCAATAATCATGCTTTTTCTCCTATATAATAAGCAGCAAAAAAACTATCTGTTTGTACTGCTAAATCTCCTCCAGATGTTTGCCAACCAATAGCTTCAACATAGTCATTTGTATCAAACTCACCGACAAAAGATGCTTGAACATCTGTTCCTCTTCCAGAAATAGCTGGAATAGTTTGGGCGGCAAGAGCAGTAGTTCCATTTTTTCTAATATATGTTTGCCTGTCGCCCGTATTATTTGATGGCCAAGCAAGATGAGCAATAACATGATAAATACCGCTTCTTTTAAATGTTATTCTTGAATTATTCGTTGCCGTATTATGCATGGCGTTTGTATCAAATTCTTCTGTATCCCATGTCATTACTAAATCGGTAGCTGTTGCTACTGTTGCAGCAGAAGAACTAGTTACTTTACATCTATCACCCAATCCTCCATCTCTAACTATCATTCCATCAATATTAACGCCATTTCCTGAAACCGACTCATTAATGGTAGCTAAACTTAATGCTCCAGTTAATGTTGCTCCACCATCTTTTAATAGAACACTATCAACTAAAACTCCTGCTCCAGCTGTTAACTCGTTAATAGTATCAGATTTAACGGTTCCAATATTCGCTGTTGATATTGTTGCCGTTTCAATAATCTGCTCTGATGCTAAGCCGTTAAACATTCCTACTGTCATAGTGGCCTCAACCAACGCCCCGTCTGAATGAGCTCTAGCAGTTGAGCCATCAGCTGCTCTTGTTACACCAGTAAGATCATTGCCAGAAATACCAGTGTAATAAATTACTTCCCGATTATTTGGCGTAGCGTTACCACTGCTATCTTCTCGGTCGATCACCAAATATCCTGGTGCGTTAAGACCACTGGTAGAATTTAGCGTAATCGTTGTTACCGAGTCGTCAATTGATCCGCTTAGCGTTGTTGACCAAAAGTTTGTGCTCGGTGCTCTAATTTTTGTCATTTTACCTCCTTAAATTTTTAACTAACTCTCCATGAGCTTGGGTTGTAGCCTCTTGATATTTGCTTTGCCCTTGCTCTAATTCCTAATAATTCATAATTATCAATATTTCCGGTTGTTTTAATTTCAACTTGTAACGATCTAGCTGATTTATTAAGCATTGCCCATCTGACAATATCGGTTAAATCAGCTGAGCCGCCAGACTCTTCAGAATCACCAAATTGAGTGTTCCCGAATTGATCTGCTCCCCATCCTGAATTTGATAAAACAGGATTAAGAGAAAAGCTTTTTTCTGTTGTTACTGTACCATCTCTTTCTTCCAACTTAATATCAACACCCACATCTCCTTTTACACTTCTAAAATTAAAAAACACATCTTTAATGGTCTTGAAAATCGACCAGTCATCAAAATCTTCCTTCTTAGTTCGAAGAATGGTTTTAATGGCTGTTCCATTATCATCTGAATAACCGTTATCCATTTCCATTACATTGGCGTCAGCATAATTGCCAAAAATTAAGTGCCGATTATTATTAGCGTCAAAATATATAGCAAACAGGTTGGGATCGATTGTCCAGGGCCCAATCCAGGCGGTTCTTTCCCGATCATAAACCATTGCTTGGTTTTTTCCAGGAAATCCAATAATATATTTTTTGTCGTAATAAACCGCACAAGCGTTCTTTCTTTGGGCAATTGGAGTATTTTCAAAAAATGGCCTGATTTTTACTGATACTTCATTGGTTCGCAAAACATTTAAAATATTGGGCTCATAGCCTAAAACAAATACTCCTTCTCGTGATAAGAAGAAAATGTCGTTTTCAACCGCAACAATTGATCTTGGGGCAATACAGCCATGAGATTGAGTAATTAAGGTTGCTTTTGGCACTGTTACATAGTAATTGCCAACTGTTACCGATCCAAGCGATACTTGCCAGATTGATCTTTCTTTAAAAACAATTATTTTATCTTCAAAAACTTTCAATCCGGTAATTTCATCACCGGCATCAGGCTCAATTCTAATGTAGTTGCCGCCATAAGAAATAGCGTTGCTTTCATGCAACGGCACTCGACCAGAAATCACTACTTTGCTGGGATCACCATCAATTCCAGCATAAACTAGCCGGTCTTGATACCGCTCAACATATTTAGCTTTTAGTCCACCGGTTGTGTCAGCTGTTGGCGGATAAGTAAATTCTTGAGGAATGGCTGTCCCGTCATCAATAAAAGCAGTTGACTGCCAATCTACTGATCCTAAAAACCGCTCATCTCCTTCGTTCCTACCATAAATATTAAAAGATACCAGTGTTCCGCTGGCTGCTGATGGTGCTGTCCAAGTAACTTTAATTGAACCATCAGTTAAATCTTGCGGCTGGTTACTTATGGTAAATGCGTCAGTTGCCAAAGTTTCGCCAACATCAGTAGTAACTGATACTCGATAAGAATAAGTATTTGTTCCGCTTGCTCCGGATATTTGGGTAGCAAACACTCCGCTCGGTTGAGCAACTGTTGGGAAACTGGTAATTGTTTGAGCGTCAGTTTTAACTAATTCCCTTTGTGGATGAACCACATACATCTTGTTGTCAAGTTGCGCCATGTCGGCAAAATAGCCACTGGCCCAAGAGGCGCCAGTTAAAATTGAATAGCTGGCACCACTCTTTTTTACTAAATAACCTTCGTCTGTTAAAGCTAAAAGGGCAACTGTTCCGCCTGCATGGTGGTAGTCGCCTAAACCTCTTACAGATCCAGTCGCTCCTGCTAAAAAGTAATTATCTGTTCCCCATCTTTTAGTAGGAACGCCCGAACCTACAAGCATTAAATTGTCAGCCTGAGCTAATTCATTTTTTTCAAGTTCTGTTTCTCTAAGCAGAGTATTAAGTCCGCCTCTAAAATTATCCCAGTCAAACTCAATATCCTTTGATGGTTTATATTTTGGTGCTCTTGTTTCAAATATTGGCATTGCATTTAGTTTCTTCCCCACCTAAAGTTGTAACGCTTTTCCTCATTGGTTCTAATTCGATAATCAACTGAGCCGTCAGAATAAGTATTTTCAAATTCCAACATTCTGGCTAAGATTTTGTCTGCCTCAGCCTTAGCAGTTGGAAACCTGGCGTCTTCTCTTGCCTCATAGAGATAAGCAATTGCCCGTTGCACCAGAAAATCTGGATTTGGGCAAACCGACACATCTGTTGGCGAAGCCAAAGAAGTCGGGATTGATTGATAAGGAACAAAAATTGAAGCGCCAGAAACTATTGAGGGCGGATTAACAATCAGCTTGTATCCTTCAGACTCATTGCCTAAAACATAACAATATTTGTCAGTACCAAGATATTGCTCCTTCTCCTGCGGCCTGATAACCGGATATTCATCGGTTGTTGTACCGTCAGCGGTTATTTTAGGATAGCCGACTAACTTTCTAAAATCGCTTGGCAAATCATAAGTTGCCAAAGATGAAGCAGTACTGGCTAAAAAACAATATTCTTTATAAAGAATTGGCCACTGATAAACTTCGACCCATTCTCGTTGGGCCATGTTAAGGTACTTTAATCGTAAATTCCAATCATCTCCGCCAGCTGTTGGCAGATCGGTTGTCTGATCCACCAGCGCTGCGATCCGACGTTGGAGCTCGTTTAAATTAGTGCTCATTTTTAACTTATTTCGTAAATTGGTATATAAGCAATCTTATCTTCTCCCTTTAATCTAACAGGGACTGCTCCTGCCATTGTTGCAATTGATGCATTAGAAACCAGCCCGATATCAAATTCGATAACTGCACCAGAAGCCGCTGATGTGCCAAGTTTCAAAGGCGCAACAGTCGGGCTTGCAATTGCGGTTGTATGTTCAATTACCAGCGCGTGTTGCTCTGTTACTGAACTTTTAAAATAATTCTCCACTGCACTTTCAACTTCGGCTCCAGCCCCACCGCTGGCAATCTTTAATGAAACTGTTGGACAAGAGATAATTGAAAGTGATGTTCCGGTTCCTCCGGCATTTTGTAATTTTAAAGTATTTCCAGAGCTGGTGTTCTCTAACGTTAAAGTCGGAGAACTATCATCTCCGATAATGTTTCTACCTGACTCTGCTGCTAAATTTAGTGTGTCTGCCATTTATTTATCACCTCCCTGGACTTATGGATAATTACTAATTTTGTGAAACACAGATTTTTCCTCCTCAATATATTTGCTGTTATTTATGCTCTGACTTCTTAAAAATTCCTCCCATTCATCGTGATAATATTGATGTTCTTTAGTGCTAGAATTCTGCTGGGCGCTATAGCCAATTATGTCCGTTCTTCTATTACTGCCAAAGAGGGCAGTTCTCTGATCCGACAAATAACGGCTAGTGTCGCCATTCTTTATCGAGAGCTCAGTTATTTCCTCTTGTGTTTTGTACAAATAAGCCATAAAAAAAGCGCCCAACTCTTAAACCACACGAAACGTGATCTAAAAGCTGAGCGCGCTACTTAATTTCTAATTAAGCCCGTTTCTCAGAGCCTGATAACTCTTTATCAGACTATTCAGTCTAATTTCATTTTAATAAAATCAACTTTTCTTGTCAAGCCGGTCTATCATCACCGCCAGCTTGTTAATAATCGGCTTAACCGCCGCATCAAAATCTTTAGCTGATAAACCAAAATTGCCAGAATAAAGCAAATTTGAAATGGTAATCATTTCCTGCTTATTTAAGGTCAAGTTCGCTGAAGCTAATGGCTTCTTCTGCTTTTTGTCTTCTGTAGGCATTTACTATTTCCTTTATAAACTTTGTAATTTTCTCATTAGCAAAATCTTTCTATTATACTGCAGAGAAATCAACTAATGTAATTGTTTTAACTGTGCCGCCAGCGTTAATTTTCATAATTATATCACCATCATCCCCAGTTCCAGTGCCGTCGCTCATCCAAACAAC